ATAACCTGCTCCCCTTGTATTAACAGGAATGTCACAAGTTTGGAAGTCATTCTGTACTAAGACCCCAATATTAAATACCCATCCACAGCAAAGGGAATCAAAGCGTTCTTGAAATGGTTCTATTGTGAATTGGTCTTGTGTAAAGTATAAAGGAGCGTTAATATCATTTACTCCGTTTAAAGATTGTCTTCCTGAGTGCCTAAGCATTCCGATAAAGTCAGTACAAATTTGTAGTGTTTCATTAAATACATCTTGCTCATTACTTAGTGTCTTTACTAATTTAGTAAATTCATCAACAGTAGGACTAACAATTTCATTTCTGTTTGTAGTCCAATCAGCTTTTTCGCTAACCATATCCATTATGAATATTTGAAAGTTATAAGTTAGTTGGCTATCCCCTGTTGCTACGCTTGTAGGGTTTATGTGTAGTAATGGGAACTTCTGCATTTTCTCCAAGTTGATGTCATAAATATCACCTACTGAAGTTGTACTTATATTGTCGTGATACTCACCTAATCTAAGTAAGGTATTTACTACGTTATTGTATGTCTTATTATTAACCATTTCTTTTTACTTTATTTTGTGAGTTCAAATCTGTTTCATAACTTAACCAAGTCAAACATTCTAAAAGACTTAATCTTGCTATTCGTTCTAAGTTTACTATTTCACCATTTGTCAATCTATACATTACGCCAAACCATCCCCATTTTTCAGCAAAGCTTTCTGAAGCTATTGCGTCTTCGTTTCCTTCAGCTTCTCCATCAAATACAATGGCAAAATCTCGGACAACGCCTTCCCTAAAGTGTAAAAAAAAACCAATGCTGATTGCACTTGTTGAGCTGACATCTGTTTCATTTCTTCCGTCCTGAGCCGTATATCGCCATCATAAGCGTCAATAATATATATATCATTCTTCTTTTCTTTTACAGGTCTATAAAGCACAGCCATTAGTTCAGGCAGGTTCTTGTCTATTCCGTTCTTGATAAACTGCTCAATGTCTGCATACTCCCCAAGACTTATAGAATCCAAATCAGGATGAAAGCCGTACTCAACTTCATTGATAGTTATTATCCTTTTTAGCTTTGTATCTTGCTTCTGTTGAAGTTCTGCTACCTTACTCATTATATTAGCTACATCTGATAAGGCTAATTCCTTTACTAACTTCTTAGGAATATCTGATAACGCTGCTATTGTTTCAGTAGCTTCTTCAGTCTTTGTACCTGTTTCAAAATCAATAAGTTGCAACCACTTTTCAAGAGTTACTTCTTCCCAACTACTAATCAGCTTGAACTCTTTTACTTTTCCTTCTTTTTTAATTTTAACTTTCATACACTATATAATAGAAATTAGTTGTTTTTAGTTTACTGCACGTAATACTTCCCTGCGTTTGGATTGTCTAGGTGATAAATTACATTATACCTAATTCCGTCAATAGCGTGATTGTAGTTGTCTACATAAAGCTTTGAGCCTTTGTCAGCGTATATATAATTGTTCAGCTCTTTAGCTATGTTTGTGCTTTCAGGTGTTATGATAATCTCATAGTCTTGCATACGAGTAATACCACTTTCAATAGTTCCTTTTTTTACAGGTTTTATGTTTACTCCTAAATGTCTAAGGTCTGCTATTAGTCTTGGTTCTGCTGAATCGGCTATGATAAGTTTGTTATCTACTTTGTCTAATATTATTTTAGCTAATTCATTTGACTTAATACCATTCCTGTAAATATGTTCTTTTAAATATATCTTACGTTTCTTTTTATCTATTGCCACTTCAGTCAATGAATCAGGGTCTACACTAAAACCAAAATCCATTCCACAAGAAGTTTGAAGTCCATCAGGATTAAATTCTCCTATGCTCCAATTTTCAAATACTACTCCTTCTGCTTTGTCTAACCACCCTCCAAGTATTTTATGCGTGTACTTTTTAAAGTTAGTGTGCTTTATGCTCTTAATACGCTCTAGGAAGCTCTGTGAGAGGTTTTCTATGTTGTCTTGGTAGTTGGTGTGGATATAGCATATATTGTCCTTAACGCCATTAAAACCACCTTCAACTCCTTTGTCTTCAAAAAACCTTTTATAAATCCAATGCTCTTTAGTTACAGGATTCAATATCAGTATTACTCTATTATGTATATCCTTTTCCCTAATACTTAGGTCAATGGTGTCAAAGATATTCTCATCAACAAGTTCTTCAGCTTCATCTAATACCCAAGTACTTATTCCTTGTAATGACTTTAGACTTGCAGTTTGATTCCCTGCTGAAGTTCTAATACCTCTAAATAATATATCTGAATTATTCTTTGTATTGACTACTTCTTTTTTGTTAATACTAAACACTTCATCAAATCCTAGTAGTCCTATCTTTTCTAAGAACTCAGGTATAATTGACAAGTGAGCTGAAGTCATTGTAAAACGAGTAAAGAGTATTCTTATCCCTTTAGTCATAGTCAGCAAAGTAAGGAAGACTGTAACAGCAAAAGACTTACCTGAACCCCTACCTCCTGTTATAATAAAGTATCTAGCTTCAGACTTAAATAGTGGGTTGTATTTGTTATTCAGTATCAGTGTCTACGAATGTTATTATAGGCATATTGATAACCTTATCGCCTGAAGTTATGTCTACTCTGTTTGTTTCGTTCCAACCTAATCTAGTCTTTGCAGCGTGTATTACAACTGAAGGCACTTTGTCTTTTACACATTCATAGTACTTTGACTTAATAAAGTCTTGTTGGATGTTCTCTATTTCTTGTACGTCCTTTGCGAACTGCTCGTCTTCTTGTAACCATTTATAGAAGTTTGTTCTGCTTAAGTCAGTAGACTTTAAAGCTGTTGTTATTACTCCTAGTGAACTTTCTAAAGCTTTTAGTAATCTTTCTTTGTTAATCTTTGTTCTATTTTGTTCCATTTATTTTTTGTATTTTTCTTCTAATATTACAGGTGTTGTATGTTTCCAACTTACTCTATGGTGTAACCTCATATTCTTATCACCCATTAAAGCTACCTTAACTGAAGAAGGTTGAAAGATGACTGAGTAAAAAGATTTTATATAAGTTCCTTTGTCTAAATAAATATCAGTCATTCCTCCTTTATTACTTTGTGTTGTTTCTTGTTCTAGTGATAGTGTAGGAATAGTAAAGAAAATCTCACCAATTGTTGCTTTATGAGTATATGTATTGACATCCTCGTTTATCCTTCCGTTAAATTTAAAAGGTTTTTTAGTAGAACATATAAAACTATTCATACACTTTCTTTTTAACTTCTTATTCTTAGCTGTTCCTGAACCTGCTCCACCTATAAAATCACCACCCTGAGCCATTGCAATACTTTTTGCAGGAATTGTTTTGTAAAAGTCTAACATAACATCAAGCACACTATCTATATTTGTAATGCGTTTAGGTTTGTCTTTATTTGATTTATATAGTCTAAAATGGAAACTCCTGTAGTCATCATCCATTTGTATAAAATAAGTAATCCCTAAATCTTTTGCTATATTAAAACAAGCATTTCTAGCATATACTATTGCCCTTCTATCTTCAAAATTATCTGCTTCATCAAAAGTTTTTGCTATTGCTTTCTTGTCAAACATTATAACTTTATCACCAAAATTCTCATAATATGTATCTGCTGATTTATCTTCATTATCAATTACTATATAAATATCACCTGTATATCCTGATTTTTTTAAAGTGTTATATGTCATAACATTATCAGGTCTGCCGTGTGTTAGTATAAATACTGCAAAATCTTTATTCTCCATATTCCTCGTCATATAATTCTTGAACTTCTTTACTTAGCTTAACATATCCATTCTCAATAGCTTTATTGAAATCAATTATAACTAAAGCACTATCTTCCATTAATTCTTGAACTTCTTTATTAGAATGAGCATAGAAGTCTGCAATACTTTGATAATTAAATACTGTATGCCTGTAAGCTGCTTTTATTAAAAATTCTTTTTCTTCCTTTTCTATATTAGAAAGCCCTATCTTTTTTATTAGCTCTTTTACTTTATCTTCATTGTAAAGTTCTTCTTCTTTTGGCTTTTCATTTTTAGGCTCATAAGTAGGAGCTTCAATATTCTTTGTATAAACTTCTTCTTCTTCTTTTACATCATCTTCATTCTGCCATACATCTAAACCCCATTCAGCAAGTTCTACACTATCCCATTCATTAGCTAACATATCCCATTCCCATTCTCCAAAGCCTACATTGTCTTTTACAATAAACTCTTTCTTTTGTTCTTCAGTAAATCCTTCAGCTACTTCAATCCATACTTCTTTTAGTCCTGCTTCTTTACTTGCCTTCAGTCGCATATTCCCACCAAGCACCATAAAGTCCTCATCCACTACAATAGGTCTTAGCTTTAACATCTCAGGAAACTCTTGTATTGACTTTACTAGCTTCTTAAACTTATCGTTCTTAATAATTCTAGGGTTGCTAGGGTTTCCCTTTACCTTACTTATCTTAACTTGTTGTTTCATAGTATATAATAGAATTTTTGTTTATTTATTTTATTCGGTTTTACTTCTTATCTTTTCTGTTGCTCCTGCCCAAAGTTTATCCCTTCTTTTACTTAGGCTAGGTTCTGTTCTTTTAAGGCTTGGCATTCCTTCAGTTGGTTCGCTATCCATCCAAAGTCCACATTCACAGAGTGCTTCTTTACATACCCATTTTCCATCTCTGTAGACTATTGTAGCTTTAGATAGTTCTTTAGTCTTTTTACATTTGCAAGTGTATAGTGTCATTTCTTTAGTTTATCAAGTTCAAATTCTAGGTGATTGATTGCTTTCTGTATGCACTCAATAGGACTCTTATGTTTCCTTTCTGCTCTGAGCAAGTAAGTAACAGCTGTACCGACATTGTAAGATAATTCAAAGCCGTCTACAACTTTTCTAGCTTCATATCCATTAGTACCTATGTAGTAATTTGGTATTCTATTGTCTTTCATTTATTCTGTCGTTTTCTAGTCCTCCTGTTAGTGTTTCTACTTTATCCATATTCCAAAGTATTTTTTCTTTCTTTATTCTTTTTGCTTTTGCTTCTAAGATAGCCATAATGATTACTACAAAAAAGAATAGTGCTGTTAGGATTCCGAGTACTGTAAATATTATCATTTTGTTATTAGTTTTAAGAGTTGATTACTTGTATATATTCTGTCATCACCTGCATAATTTTCGTATATCATTGTGAAGTTATCGTCTTTCCAAGTCCACAAAGACTTGACGTTATTCTTAATGTGATGTTTCAATATACTTTTTATTGTCTTGTATGTTCTTTCCATATCTATTGTTTTAGTTTATTTAATCTCTGTTTTCTAATCTCATTAACCTCTACATTATCTTTATCAATATCTATTTGAAAATAAAAGAATATAAAAGCTATATGCAAATAAAACCCATAATTCCTACACACATTAAAACTAAACGCTACATCAATTGATGGTTTGTATGTGCCACACTCAAACATTAAGTACTTATAGTTTATTGCTTTCATATCTATTGTTTTAGTTTGTCCTTTAACTCTGCTTTAATCCAAGCAATGCAAGTATCATTTGCTTGTTGATACAACTCATCTGTAATATCTCCATATGTTTCCATATACCTTTCAATAATACCCACTGCATCAGCAACATTCAGATTACCTGTAACAGGCTCATTAGGATACTTCTCTTTGTTGTATCTCTCAGCAGCACTCTTTAAATCTTTTGAGTAAGGCTCCCCTATTCCATTTTTCATATCTATTGTTTTAGTTTGTATCAGGGTGGCGACCAAACCACCCCTTTACTACTCTAGGTTAATTAAACGCTTTTGTAGGTCTTACCCTATATTTATTAATATTAGTCCTTAGAGTATTCATTGTATATCTTTTTTATTCCGTCAAAGCAGGTTGAAATGCACGAACCACAATTAGTCCTTACACCATAGTTAGTATTGTAAATTGTATTGTATAGCTCAATCATTTTCTTTTTAGCTGTTTGGTTTTTAGCCCTTCCTGTTTTCAAGTCAGGGTATAAAGCAATTATTTCTTCTATTATTTCTTCAGGTATATCTGTTCTTACTTCTACATCTTTTGTCTTTTCCCATTTCTTCTGACTGCATTCCATTGGTGCAAGTCTAGCCTTAACTTTCATAAAGCAACCACAGTCTTTACAAGTTCCTGTAGGTTTGAAGTAGAACACACAGCCCTTACAAATACCTATCCTGTCTTCATAAACTTTCTGAGGTACAAAAAACTTATTCATTTAACATATTTTTTAGCTGTACTCTTACTTTGTCTATTGTAGTGAATAAGCTGTTTCTACTTATTCCTGTCTTTGCTGCTAAACTATCTAAAGTATTTCCTTCTTCATAATAGTACAATTCAAATATTTTTCTATCATACCAAGTAAAGCTTTCTAAGGCTTCATCTATCTTTTCAAGGCTAGTCCATTGATAACTGTCTACTACTTCGTTAGGGAGGTTGTAAAGGTGCTTAGAGGGTATTATTTCTCCTGAATCTACAACATCATAAGTAATTGAGCTTGTAAGACTATCAATATGCGTGTAATACTTTCTGTACTTATAATAGTAATTACTTCTAGGACTTGTTAAGGCACGTCTTAATGCTACTGCACCGTATCTTGTTACACCATCTAATCCGTCATTATCGTATATAGCTTTCAAAGTTACAGGGTTCATCTGAAGTAGGTAAATCATAAGTTCCTGTACTGCTTCATTAACTTCATTTTCATCAGAGGTTAATCCGTAAGCCATAGTCCTGAACTTATCTGATAGCTTTGATATTTCTAAATAAATCTCAGTCATTTATAACTTCCATTTTATCAATCTTGTCTGCAACCTGCTGTACCACTTCTTCTAGTATTAGTTTATACGACCTTATAACTGCTCTATTTCCTTTAGTTTCTATTCCTGCAAAGAATCCATTAGTAGCTACTGAAACATTGATAGGTATTATCATTACCCAATCCCAATAGTTGTTTTCTTTTAATCCTGTTCCGTAGCCGTTATGATATTCTAAAATAACTTCTATAACTTCTAAGTAGTTCTCGTACCTGCTTTTTGTTGATAGCTCTTTTGCAAACTCCATACACATCTCTAAATAGGCTTCAATTATTGCCCTGTGTTCTGCACTTGAATAAATTGGTTCTGTCATACGTCAAAGATATGAAAAATGTTACTCAATTTCCTTTTCTTCTTTTAAGTTTTTAACAAGTGATTTGTAATAACTTATCTTTTCTTCATATTCTACTCTTGAAATCTTTAAAGTTGTACGAGCTAAAACCTGTAATTCTTCAGCTTTTCCTTCTCCATACTTTCTGTCTAATGCTAGACTAAACTTGTATTGTTCTCCCCAAGAATATACATTGCATTTTACGCATTGCACTTGACAATTTTCTTCATCAAAGCGTGTTGATAAATGTTTCCTGCTTTGAAAGTGTCCGTTCTGCATTCCGTCCTTATACCCTCTGACTATTCCACAAGTGAAGCATTGAATCATTCCGTATTCGTTAGCTTCCCTGAGTCTTATGTAAAGACTGAACCACTTGTCAAGTTCTTTTTTTAATTTACTTACTGTCTTTTTCAATTCTTATTAGATTTTTAATTAGTACTTTAACGAGTTGTTCTTGGTCAAAGGTGCTTCCTTCCCTTACTTTCCTTCCACCATAATAAAAGATTCCTTTTAAGTTGTTTATCCTTTCATAGACAATTGCATTATTAAAAGCCCAAATGATTGCTACAGGCTTTCCACTACTGACTTGAAGTTGCTGCGCTCTGACTATCTTTCTCATTGCTACAATAACATCTTGTCCGTCCTCTATATTCTTATGAACTCCTTTCACTTCTGCAAATCCTGTTATCTTTCCCTTGTCATAAAGAACTGCGTCAATATGAGCATATTCCTGATGTGAACCATAAGTCAAGCCAAAGTGTTCACAAAATTGTTTTAATGCTTTGTTCTGTCTTTCCCTATGTGATTTGCGTTCAAATTTCATTTCTTTTCTTCTTTTGGCTTTCTAATTGATACCCACTTATTAGGTCGGTATGTACTCGGTTGCTTGAATCCGAACATCATTACGAAACTTCCTGTCTTTTCAGGGTCGTACAATTTTTCTTTCTTCATCTTAATAATTTTAAAGGTTCTTGATAATAAGGAGTCTTTTCTTTAGGCTGTCCTAATGTCCTAACTTGATATGTTGCGTCATCTACTACTTTCTTATGAGCATAAACCCACTTGTAAAAAGTCCTGATATTTAAAAAGGGTTCATCTTTACCAAATCTTACTCCCTGTCTAAATGCGTCTTGAACTTGGTTAAAGGTCATATTGCCAAAACGCTTTTCTTGTATTAAGTCTTGTGCAAATATCTTACTTAGACTTGCTAAGGTTTGTGCGTCTGACCTGTGTCCTATTTCAACTGAAGTCTTTGCAACTAAGTCTAAAACTTTTTCAGTTAGTTCTTTTAGGTTTTCTTGTTTTAGTGGTTTCATCTTATTGTTTTAGCTCTTGTATAAATGATTTGTTAATCATATTCTTTTTCTTTTAATTATGGTATGTCGGTTTTTCCGACTATCCTTTATCTACAATTATCACAATTACACATTAATAGTGTTTTTATTTCTTGACTTGCAGAATAATTCATCCTAGCAAAATGAAATTGACAAGCAGGTGCTAGTTTTTTTTCTCTTTTAGGAACGCATAGATTTTTCTCTAAATAACTTATTCTATTTTCAAGTTTTTTAATTAACTCTAGCAACCCTTTATCATTATTATTAAACATATTTTATTTTTTTAATTAAAGTAAATCTTTTGCCTTTTGCCACTCGTTAATCTGAGCGTCTAACTTAGACATTGTTTTTGTATTGGACTTAGGTTTATCCCATTTCTTTTGATTAGTTGCCCAAGTCTTTAGTCTTAGCTTTGTTTTCCAAGTTTTATTTAATTCAAATTTCATTTTTGTATTAGACTTATTCGGCTCTGTCCAATAATCTACAAATCCATTTAAAATACTTTCATCATAATCAAAAGTTAAAACTTCAGAAACAAATTTATCACGCCTATTAGATATAGTATTATTAGTTATTCTTATTTCTTTATTCTTATTAATAGTTGTTAAGTTTGTTTCTGACAAGTCATTAAGTTTATTAACTACTAGTTGTTTAGTTTCTTCACAACTTAAGATTTTCAACAAGTTAGCTTCATTTATCTTGAAGTATTGCTTGGCAGGTATTCCCTTACGCTTAGTTTCTATTATTTGGTACTTTTTAAGCGTTTTAAGGACTTTTCTTTGCTGATATGAAGTTAGTGTAGTGTCACGTTCTATATTAGCTTCAGTATTAAAGAACCAACCATCAGTCATTCCGTTAGCTATAAAGTATTCTTCTTTGCTAATTAGGTCAGCAAGTAGGACTGCACCCTTCAACCCTACCTGCTTTGCTAGTTTCTTGTTTACTATTAAAAATGCTGAACTGCTTAATAAATGCTTCATAATATTTTTGCTGAATAGTTATAATTTGACATTGCAAGTTTAACATTTTCTAATTGATTAGAGAAGTCAAAATAGGAAGTTTTTATAATACAGAAAGTTTCTCCACTTGTTACTTCTAGTAATACTTGAGGTTTGCTTTCCTTAACTCCGTTCTTCAATAGGTGTCTTTTAAGAAATTCAGCGTCTATAAACGTCATCTTGGAACTGCTAATGTCCTTATAAGCTGTGTAAACTTTATTGAATACATCCCTGTATTTTTCCCAAGTAGCATAATTACTCCTGTGCATTTTTTCGTAGTGGTAAATGCAATAACACTAGCAATCGTTCTAGCTATCTGTATATCTTGTTTCCTTGTCTTTTCACCTAACGAGCCTTTAGGCAACCCCAATACACTTGTAGTGAGGTTGCAAAGGTCTTTGAAATTGTCTTCAGTAGTCATCTTAGAATGGTATATCTTCAGGTGTAGTTCCTTCAAAGTGTACATTTAAATTTGCTTCAGACTTCTGTACATTTGAAAAGTGGTAACCATCTATATTATGAAAGTACCTTCCGTTATATTCTCTTGAATAAACATTACAAAGTATTTTCACTTCCATTCCTATTTCAAGTTTGTTCATTGAATCCATCTTATCACCAAAAGCACTTACACAGACTTCATTGTTAAAATCCCCTCCTGTATCAATAACGATAGATTGTTTTGACCATTCTTTTCCTGCTTTGCTAGTACCTTTTTCAACATCTAGCTTCTTTACTAATTTTCCTGATATTTCCATTTTTGTATTGCCTGTTTGTGTTCCATTTTTGTATTGCCTGTTTGTGCAGGACTTTATTAATTAAATTATTTATTACTAATTGAGTTACACCATTTTGTTATGTCATCACCATAGATAAACTTTCCTGTCTTTGCTGAATAAGGTACAAATCTAGTTCCTTTTTCTTTTACAGGTAGCTTCACAATAGTTTTACTGTAAAGGAATCTTCCTATTCCCCAATTCACACAAGCTCTTTTAAAAGCATCTGAAACGTGTCCTTTGTCTTTTTCTACATTAGATTCCGAACCGGTATCAGACTTCCACACCCATTCGTCTTCTTCAATTTTTATTCCTACTTTACAAAATAGCAATCCTGCACTTTCGTAATATATAGTTTGCCAATTTTCCTGACCACAAACTTGGTCTAATAAGTCTTGGCAATCCCTTGCGTCTATGTACGCTACACAAGAAGCTCCGTATTTATTTGCTGATTGAACCCTCCATTTGAAAGGTATCTCTGTTTTTAATTTTTCTAAGTTCATTTATTTCTACCTATGTTAGTGGCTAGGATTTTTGCCTGTTTATAATTCTGTGCAAAGTTAAAAATTTATTTTACTTAAAAGTCCTGTATGATAAAAGAATTTGCTCCGACTTCAATTAGTTGAGTGTAATCCATTATAGAATCTTTATCAGGATATGTTTCTTTATCATAGTTTTGATGGAACTCTGCTAAGTCTTCATATTCTGTGTATTCACAACATAATGCGATAGGGTCAAATTCAATTTGTTCTCCTGTTGATTCTTCATATTCTTCAAGGTAATCAAATAATTCGTTTAAACCTGTGTAGCTAAAGTTGTTCGGTCTGTTTACTTCAAACCATCTTTTGAACGTGTAACTGTTTATTGTATCTATCATTTTTTTTGTATGTATTTAATTAGTTGTTCTTTTATGTATTCTATTTGTTCTGTATCTATCCATTCTAAGAAGTTGAATGCGTCAAAGCATATCATAAAGTCTTCTCCGTGTTCGTCTTTACCTCTTAGGTATAGCTCGTTTTCGTGGCATTGAAAAGTATTTATTTCGTGCAGCCTTTTAAGTTGTTCTTCCATTATTTTAAATTTATTATTATTGGTGAATTATTGTTTTCTTTATAGTGTTTTAAATGTTCAGGCTTTAGCTCAACATTCCAAGAGTCCTTCTGCTGCCAACCATAAGTCTTTAGCATTTCTTCAAATTTTCTATATACCTGAAGTTCTGTTCCTATTACTATTAACGACCTGCTGTTTTTTACTAAGTCATTATTAAAATGTCCTGATTTTCTATCATAATTTTTCACGCTTACAGGACTGAACTGAGGTTTTAGCAACCATTCTTCAGCTAAGACTTTCTTGTTGTCTAATTGATATCCCATAAACTTTGAGTAGCAAGGCTTGTTATAATCTACATAAGTAGAGTATTCTAGGTATTCTGCGTCTTGTATTGTCATATTAAAATTTGTTATTAAAGTCAAGTGAATTATAATAAGTATCTTTTACTTTTATGTATAAATCTCTAACCAATTGAAAAGGC